CTCTATAGGCAAGTTCGGTTTTAGGACGATCCATACCATCTTGGATGGGTTTGAAGAAGAATGGATAGTTAACTGAGATCGGTACAACTTTATCTGTAAACATTTTTTTAGCATCAGCACCGGTTTTAGAGAGTATGCCATATCTTGAATCACTGGATATTGTTGCTTGATTGACCAGTTCTGCGGAACACATAAAGGAAAATCCAGATCGCCTATTTTTAAGATAACACATTCCATAGGCCCTAGTATCTGCTTTACATGCTTCCCAGAAAATAAAGAATAATCTATTTGCTTCTCTATAGTCTGGTGCACCAACATCGATTTTTGACCACTGCAAATACATGTAATGAGTACCAGTGATATAAGTAGGTAAACCTTTATTATTAAACCAAAACCCTTCATCTCTTCTTTTAAATTCTTCATCTATATAATCCCACCATTTCTCTCTAAAATCCATTGGGTATTTTTCCCAATCAAATCTACTTTTAATTTTTTTTAGTTCTCTTGGATATTCGAACTGCTGCCAGTATTGCTCTGATTTTTTATCACTTCTTTTGTACGGGTTATCGACTGCTGGTAAAGCAATGCGGAGATTTTGTATTTCAATGATCTGTCCAATCTTTCCAGTTTTACTTATTACAATAAAATCATAGTCTTTGTTATACCCATACTTCCATTTCTTTAACCTATTTTGTTTAGCTAAAATTTTAGGATTAACAACGTCTTTTACTTCGCTCCAAAGTGTTTGCTGATACATTACTTACTTCTCCCTTCTGCAAAACCTTTAAACTCTCTTTGAGGTTTGTCTGCTTCTTTCTTTTTACCATCAAGTAACGCTTCTTCCTCTTCCATCCTGTGTAAGATCTCAAAAGCATCAAAGATAGCAAGTTTTTTAGTGGCAGCAGCATTCTTAAGTCTATCTGCAGATACATCGTCAGCAGTGTCGACGATTGGTTCTTTAGCGACTTTGATAAGTTCTTCAACTGCAATGCGCCCAGCTTGGATTATACTCTTCTTCGTTTCCTTTACGTTCATGTTTTATAGCAATATCATTTAATTTCATACAATACAAACGTTCACCATCTATTATAAATTCAAACTCTGAATTTGGGGTAAACGTAATCAAATCGCCTATTTTAACGTCATTAGAGACAGCTTTATTGTTATTATACTTAATTATACCCATCAAAGGTTTTTCTTTTTCTAAGGACATCTTATCATCATTTCTTAATGGTTTAACAAAACAATAGTTAAGATTTGTTATCCATTGATCATTATTTTTATATAGGTATATTTGTTCTATATCACAGAAAAATAAATCTTCTTTAAAAAATGATGCTGAGTTTTTTTCTTTACCTTTCATGTCATAAAACCTACGAAATACATTATGGTGTACAATAACCTCTGATCCTGGTTTTATATTAGTTTTAAAAGCTTGTGGTACAATTTCTACAATAGCATTTTTACTTACTGACTCAAACGTTTCTATTCTAGAATTTATTATTAATTCTTTACCGTTTAATTCTATTGTATTATTGTATCTATCTTTTTTAGGTTTAATTAAAAATCTATATATACTTTTCATTTATATTCAAGATCAAACTCTACAGCTATAGCCATATTAGAATTAAACTTTTTCCATGGTAAAACTTCATTGTCTTTTTCAATATAAATCATATACTCACCTTGTTCTGGTTCTAATATATTTGATATTATATGTCCTCCATAAACTTGTTGACCAACTGCGTAGTGCATTGCTTCATTTTTATAATCAGCACCTATACTGATCTTTCTTATTACACTAGACATATTATTCAACTTTACTTAATTCTTTTTCTTCTTCTATTTTAGTATATTCTCCAGTTTCTAAATTAATATTAACTGCACCATATTCTTTTTCAAGTTCTACTTTCATATCTTCAACCTCTTGGTTTATTCCAGCAAACTTATGCAATAATCCATGTTTCTGAGCTTCTAAGACTCCTACATTATGCATTATTGAATTTAATTCTTTTTGTTGTTCTTGAATTACTTTTAATTGTTCTTCTTTAATTCTCATTTAATTTAATTTAATTTATTATTGTTGTTAAGGCAGGGGTTCAGTCCATGCTGGAGTTGCCATTAATTCTAAAGCTTCAGCATGTGTAAGTGTTTGTGAAGGTATTACACTACCATCTTTAATAAAAGTAGGCTCTACATTGTATTTAATTACAAATAGAGTATCGTCTAAACTTCTTCTAACTGTTGAAGCTGAACTTTGCCCAACTTGTGAAAAGTCAATGTTTTGTAAATCTGTTGCTATGTTGCAAATTGCGTAAGTCTTGTTATTTTCCATTTTTTTATATTTTAACTTGGCACATCTGTTTCTCTATCTGCTTCTACCATATTGTATGATAAAGAATTCGAAGTGCTATTAGGAGCTTCACCTACTCTATCTTCTATTGTCATATTTGCTGAAGTTGCATCAGCACTTCCAACTGCATCAGGTACAGTCCAATTTGTTGAGAATGTTGCATCTTCACCTAATTTCCAATGTGCTACAGCTCCACTTGGTAACGTTGTTGGAGTGCCTGAATTATATAGAGTAGCTATATCAACTATACTTTCAAAAACTGAAAATTCATCAACAAAACCACCATAAGGATAAGCGGGTGTACTATTTGCACCACCTATATTTTTTAGTATTGCAGTTGAATAAGTTGAACCCCAAGTTAAAACTGTTGAACTTTCTGAACCATCTTTGTAAAATTTAACATCACCATTGCTATAATTGACAGTCATTGCTAAATGGTGCCAGTTACCATCATTAAATCCTGTTAAACCTGTGTCTTGTGGTGAACCATTAAAATACATAAACCAACGACCATCAGCAATTAATCTTATGTTAAATTGACTCCCACTGCCACCAGTCCCCCCATTACTACACAACCAATTTAAAGAACCAGCAGAGGCAGCAGTATATTTTACCCAACAAGAAAGAGTTAAACCTCCAGTTGCATCAAAAGTTGCATCTAATGTCATTACGTCATCTACTCCATCAAATTCAAACGAGTAGTTAGAAACTTTATCCTTGTTACTATTCTCTGGCAATAACCACTGAGTAGATTTATATACTCCATTGTCACCCATACGATACCAATGTAATGGAGATAATGAAGATAAATCTGCTGGTACTCCTGAATTATATATTGTGCTAACGTTTGCTGTTTGGTCAGTATCAAAAATAGCAACTTCATCAACTTTTGGATTCATAAAAACTACATTGTTAAATTTACCAATACTATCAATAGTAGCAGTATTTGAATTCGTAGCAGAAGAACCAAAAGAAGCACCATTTCTAAAAGCAGTTATATTATTACTGCTATCTCTTATTATTAAAATATGTTGCCATACATTTAAAACAAAATCATTTCCACCACTTTCAGTAAAAAAAACACTTGTACCACCTATTTTTGCTCCCATTTGAGTTACTGAAGTCACTCCAATTTTATTTTGATTATTTGTTGCTGAATTAAAAATTTGACAACTTGAACCTGATATACTTGGGGGGTTAATCCAAGCAGAAAGAGTGAAAGTTCCAGACAATGAAATTGATGGACTTATTATCAAGAAATCGTCAACCCCATCAAAATCCATTGAATATAGGTTTTCGAAAGAACTGCCAGTAGCGTATGAATATGGATTAATTATATATCCCATGTTTAAGGAGTTTTATAACCTATCAAAGTAACTTTTAAGCCTGTTTCTGTAGCACCTGCAGATATACCGTCTAAATCAATTGTAATTTCACCATCATCAGTTAAAGCAGTGGTGGTTATATTAGGTGGTGTTGTAGATGTACTAGTTTTATCACCAGCGGCTATTGTAATTAAGTTTGTAGTAAATATTGAACTTCCATTAAGATTAACATCTATAGTAGTTCCTCCAATACCACTTCCGGCAGTAGTTAAACTTGCTCTAGCACCAGTTAATGTAAAAGCATAAGGCATTCTAAACACAGCTTTATTAGTTCCTGTAGTTAATGCTGTAGTTTCATCTGAGCATGCTATGATGAAGTTTTGAGTTAAACTTGATGCCATTCCATCTACTAGTTGAGCTAACGTATATTGATTGTTTGTTCCACCTGTAGAGTCATAACCAACTATTCTAGTATTTCCTGTTGTTGCTCCAGTTGTAAACCCTGAAAATTTTGTTCCTGCCATTTTTATTTATTTTAAAATGCTTCTATTTTTAGTATATCACCTGCTTCACTTAAGACCACAGATGAAGGACCAAATCCTGATTCCGTAATTATATCCCAAGAGCCTGGAGGTAAAGGTCCAGCATCTAACAATACAGGTTCATAAGGTACCTTAAGTCCAATCCCTATTTTCATATCTTAATATAATGCAATTACATCATTAGTACCAGAAAAACCACTCACCGCTCTTTTTACTAATAAGGGTAGTATACTACCTGCTGAAACCGATTTAAATGTAGCTTCACTGCCTGACTCCATTACTACTACTAAACTTGCAATTGCGGCACCTACATATAAGCAAGCTCCTCTTTTTTGAGTGTTTGGAATATCTATATTGGTTATCACGCAAGCAAAAGCTCCTGCACCAGAATCGTCTTGAATACTACCTGCTCCTGTTAATGTATATCCTTCTCCTAAGTTAGTGCTTTTTATGTGATAATCAGTTACAGCGCCAGAGCCCGGTGTACCACTAATAGCGTCTACCACTACAACAGCAGCTACTGTAGCAGCGCCATTAGTTGTTAATGTAATTTCATCTCCTACTGTGTATGAAGAACCTGCGTTAGTTATACGAATACCATGATTAGCGTCAGAGTCATTAATAGCTCCAATAACTACAGGTACTGCATCATGAGCAAAAACTCTAGGTTCTTGTGCTTGTCTACCATTTACTGGATCTAACTGTGGCTCCCATTCGTTAAATTGTGTTAATGCCATTTTTATTTTTTTATGTAATTGTTTTACTTATTTTTTTCATTATCATTAATACACCAAGTAAACCTAACACGATGTATATAAATTCTTTATATTTATCCCACCAAGATAATTCTCTAAACACTGCTTTTTCTATTGGAACTAATTTTTCCATATATACAGTATCTCCTTTGCACTCTACATAGTGGTGGATTTCTTTTGTTAATGTATCGTGAAAATATTTTAATATAACTCGTTCGTTGTTTATTACGGTTGTAGTATCGTGAAACTCTAACACGGTAGTGGTATCATGGACATACGTTTGTATCGTTACCGTATCTCTAACTACTATTGTATCTTGTTGTGTTAACTGAGGATGTTTAGTTAATAACCTGTTTAATCTTTTTTGGGGAGAACACCCTACAATTAAACAAATTAATATTACTTGGAAATAATTTTTGATAATCCTTTTGATAACCATTCTTTAGTTTTTGTTCCTTTAAATAGGAATAGTGCTAGCGATATACATAAGATCACACAAAAAGATGTAAGTTCTACCTCACCGAAGTAGAACATATAAACATTCAACCCTAATAAAAGTAAACCAATAATATTTGTAATTATATTTTTTAGTGTATCTGACATTATTTAAATGCATCTAAAAATTTACATCCAGCCAATCCAAATCCCATACCTGCGTACAAAGGATGCGCTTCCATTAATAATACAAATCCTATTGCACCTGCTACAGCACTTGCAAATAGAGGTGATTTTATTGCTTTTTTAATTTTATCCATAATTATTTATTTTTACAACCAAAGTTATTAGCATAATTAGCCATTTCTATAACTTCAGTACTGTACTCCTTTTTTCTTGCTTCTTCTTCCATATCCATAATGTCTTTAGCCGCAGCGCAAGTACTTTTACCTTTCATGTTCTTTTTAACCCATCTAGTGAACTTACCTCGGTTCTTCTTTTTAATTTCTGGGAATGGTTTTTGTGCCATAATATTATTTTTTATAAGGAAACCAATCTTTAGTTAATTCATTGTATCTTTGTTTGCGCTTATCACAATTGCAACCACCAGGTATAGCATCTGCTAACTTTTTTATACCTGTTGCTTTTGTGAAACGTTCAATTGTGTCTCCTAATCCTTTATCGTTCATTATTTATCTCCTTCCTTCATAGAGTCTTTCTCTCTATCTACTACAGGCATATATCTTAATTCATTACTCATTCTATGATGAGACATGTGTTTTAGTACTTTATGTGCCCCGTGTGCACTCAAGCTTCCTTTAGCTCCTTTTCCCATTATGATCTGTTTTTACGTGAATGTTTTAAAACTTTATGAGCTGAAGCTTCGTAACCGTGCGCTTCATGTTTTTGCTCATCAATTCGGTGTATTTCGCCTTTAGCATCGTAAATTAATTCTCTATCGTGAATCATTTCTTGCTTAGCTCCTTTATCACCTTTCTTGTATCTTTCATCAGCTTTGTGTAACTGACCTTTTGCATCATAGATTAACTCTCTATTATGCATCATATCTTTATCGTATCTGTTCATTATAAATCTTTATATTCTTCTGTTGCATCAAAAGATGGACATGCCTTTCTAGCAAAATCCCTGTGTGAGTGTATGTCTGCTTCTGGATACATAGCTTTTAAAGTTCTAAGTACACAAAGCAAAGCTTCTTCTTGTTCAAATGTTCTTGTGTCCATAGGTGTTTTACCGTCAGTTTCTACACCACCGCAATTTT